TAAACGCTCAGTTAAATATAACTGCAAAAAATAACACTTCTTACGCTCTAGCTGCCTAAAAACCAGCAGGCGTGACCCGATTCGGATTGCTCGTGTCTGATGACAGGTCTTAATTTTAGCGAGATACGATCAAACTTTGTCTAGCAGTTTGATAAGAGATTGATAGACTCGCAGTTCCTAGGCTTGAGTTATGTGTCGAGGAGCTGTTAAAGCAATACATAACCTATGGTTGTAGACAAATATGCTGGCAGATGTTTGGACGTGGGTTCGACTCCCACCGGCTCCATATATACTTTCTAAAGTTTTCTAAAACTTTCTAAAACGTTGTAAAAACAACGTTTTTTTGTTTTATACTTTCTATTCCTTTTTGAACCTTTTTGAAACTGGCAGACCCAAAAACAGACCCTTTTTCATCCAAAGGGTCTGTTTTTATGTTATTTGTTCAAAAATCAATATAGTTTGCGAATTTCTCACCAATGTCATCCTTAGCCTCTCTGGTAATGTGCGTATAGATGTTCATGGTTGTTTTTAAATCTGAGTGTCCAAGTCTATACTGGACCTGCTTGAGTGTCATTCCAGCTTCGAAGCATAGGCTGGCATGTGTGTGTCGGAACCCGTGGATCCTAATTGGACGCATATCCGAATCTTTGACAATTTGTTGTAGCCATTTCCGTGGTAGTGTTCCTGGTATTGGTTTTCCAAATTCATTCTCAAAGATAAAAGTAGTAGTAGGATTCATTTCTCTCCACTCTGTGAGTAGCTCACTTGTCTTTTTGTCCAAGCTAATCAATCGATTACTGCTTTTGTTTTTTGTGGCACCGACAGATTCCCCGTCAAATCCTCTCGTAATGGCTTTGTTTATGCTCAGAGTGTTATTGGTCCAGTCTTCCCATTTGAGGGCTAAAACCTCCCCTTTTCGAGCCCCTGTGAAGGCTAGAAGACGGAAGAGGACTTTCTTCCTCAATTCATCGGTCTGATCTACTAACTCAAGGAATGATTTCAGCTCCTCTTTGTCGTAAAAATCGCTATCTGTATCAACTCGCTTTTTTACAAGCGTCGTCACACTCTCAACCGGATTTGTTGAGATATAACCATGTCTGATAGCGTACTTACATATGTTATTCATCAGGCCTTTCATCTTACGACCATAGACTAACTTCTTAGACCAGGAATTGACTTGTTCTTGAAGCTGAAGAGGAGTGAGAGAAGATATTTTTTGATCTCCTAAATTCGGATAAATATGATTTTTAATATTCCGTTCGGTCTTGATGTAGGTGCTATCCTGTACTGTGTCAGCATATTCCTTGAGCCATTTTTCAGCGACTTCCTCGACAGTGATTTCCTTGACAGTTATTTCCTCGCTACTTTTAAGGTCAGTTTGAAGTTGGAGAAGTGCTGCTCTTGCCTTAGCTTTTGTCGGGAAGCCCTGACGCTTTACATACTTGTCTTTTCCATTTTCTTTGCCGACATAGATCCTGAATTTATAGGCGGTATCGCCATTTTTCTTTTTATATGACTTTATTTCCATTGCCTTTTACCTCATTTCTTGTTAAAATGGGTATAAGAAAAAGACCTTTTGAATGGCTTTTCTTATACTACGTTCCTCATACTCATTTTTTGGCGAAGGAGAGTGTGGGGATTTTTTATTCAAATTTTATTTTATATATTTCAGCTATCCGTTTTAAAAAGTCTTCTGGTATATTTAGCGTTGCATATATATCTCCCCTTGGAGAATAGTTGACTCTAGGATTGAATTCATCATTTGTAAATAAAGCACCAAAATCATATAAATACTGTCTGAATACAATAGGGTCATTAATTAACGCAGCAATAGAAAGCATTACAGCAAACAAATCTTTTTTCCCGATTCCACTAAGATATTCTTTTTCAGTTAGAACTTCTTTTGAAAGCACCGAAAGAAGAAGGACTTTGGTTAATTCATTTGTCACATTCGATAAAAAAGTTCTATTACCGTGTGCTATATTATTTCTATATTCTTGTAATAAAGATAGCATAGAAAGAAGTAGCTCCTTGGCACTTTCTCCATCTAGTTCGAAATATTCGAAGAATTGTTTTGCTATATCAATTTTTATATCTTCTCTACAAATTTTGTACCAATTAATTGTAGTCCCAAAATAAATACCACCAGTAGCGACCCAAGGCGGAATATCGCCATGTTTTATCCTGTAATGCTGAATCGAAGCACTGTTCTTATTGTTATCAATTTGATTTTTTATATTACTAATTTCTGCTTTTCGATCAAGCTCGCCATTAGATTTGTACTTTTCAAAATCCAAATATTCCAACATAGAAACTCCAATTTTTTGAGCAATTTTGTAGGATAGTTTAGTTTTTAAGGATTTTTCAATATAGATTATATATTTGAACAATAAATTGTTAAGCGCTTGGTCTATCAGAAAAATTCGATGTAATGAAGTAAACGAAACAGGCTCATTAAATTGTTCGATGTTTAATTCATTATTAAAAAAAGTCCCGAATATATCTTTATAGCCATTCACAATTCCATAATAAGAAATACTTTGAAGGACTTCTTTTGTAAAAATCTCATTTTCGATAACGATTCTCTTATTTCTCATTAATGCAATTTGTTGATTGTATGTTAGAAAAGGTTTATTAGTAGACAAAAAAGAAAACCTCCTATCTGGGAGATAGAAGGTATTCCTAGCCACATCCGTAGCCATTTAATTCCCTTCTATCTTATCATTATTCTATGATCGCGTCAAGTCATTATAATTTCAATTTAACTAAATCACCAACTTGAATCTTTGGATTTTTTGCTTTTAGTGGATTAATGTCTTTTTCATTTACATTAAGAGCGCTCTTAACCATCTGTTTCCCACCATTCAAAAAACTAGATACAGAGAACGTAGTATTCTCCTTGAAACTTTGTGCAATTGAAAATTTAGGATAGACTTCAGTGATAATTAGATCTCCTTTTAAAAAATCATATCTCCCAAGAGAGTTACCGTCTATATCTGTAATCTCAGGACCTGGTTCATAAATACTTATTTTTGTATCAACATGAATTGATTTAGAGTCATACCCTTTATCTATCATAACTGTATATTGATCTAGAATACGGATAACTTTTGCAATAGCCATTATTTTCTCCTTTTAATGAAAGTTTTATACTCATCTTTAACCATCGTTTCGCTAGCGATGGTTTTTATTTTAGTAATTTTATGAAATCATTTTCTGTCATGATTTCAATATCATGACCTTTTTCAAGCAATGATTGTGCTTTCTTCATTTTACTACTTAGACCGTCTACACCGACCACACGCCAATCTTGTTCACCGACAACTAGAATATTTGTATGATTAGTTACACCTTTTTCTGGGACTCCACCAACAAGTGCTACCGCTTTGTTAGCTTCTTTTCTGGTCATTCTCTCTAGTTTTCCAGTAAAACAAAAGTACAATCCGTAGAAATAGTGGTCTGGGTCCATTGCTGCTTTCTCCTCTTCTGTAGGAGTATAGATGAGATTATCTTTGTACTTAGCGTCTTTTTTTCTCTTAAAACCATGCTGGCCAAGCAAACCGGTCTTATCATAACGATACTCTTTTAAAAAGTCTTTGAGGTCAGAAAATGAGTTGGCTGATAATAGATGATCTAGAATTAAACCACTAGCTTTCGCATCAGACAAAGCATTATGATGGTCTAATTGAATATTCAATGCTTTCGAAAGATTTTTCAACTTATAATTTAATTGTCCTGGCATAGCAACTTTTGCAAGTCTATAAGAACAAATATATTTTATATCGTCATAATCCAACTGATATTTATTGTAAACATCATTCAAGGCTCCCATATCAAATTGAGCAAAATGACATACAACAATATCAGAACCAATAAAATCAACAATATCCTGCCTTACTTCCGGAAATGTAGGAGCATCAGCAACGTCTTCAGGTTTAATACCGTGAATAGAAATGTTGAAGGTGTCAAAACTTGTTTCGGGATTGATTAAGGTATAGTAGGTGTCAACGATAGTTCCATCTTGAAACTTTACCAAACCGATTGAACAGATGCTTCCTCTGAAATCATTAGCAGTTTCAACATCTAAAGCAACGTACGAGTAAGACATATGAGTCTCCTTTCATTCGACCAATGCTAAGTATTCCTCTTGAACCATAATTTCATTTGTTATAGTTCTCAGATTATAGTAAGACATGAATTGTATGTAATCAAACTCTCTAGGGTCTTCTAGATTATCTAGTGCATCTTTTACAAGATGATGGATCATATTCCTATCAGCTTCATTCTCACATCGTAGGCGAGCGTTCTGGTACTCTGAACGTGTGTGGTCCTTGTGTCCCAGTTCATGCAATAGTACCTTAACTCTCTCTTTTTTGTTGAGTTTACTCGATAGGAAAGCTGTATTAGTTTCTTGTTCGTAAAATCCGAGTTCATCCGGCATTAAATCTCCATCAAAATCGATAATACGAACTTGATAATGGCTTATAATTTCTTTTTCGGTCACTAAGCAGTACCTCTAATCACCAGCTTCTTTTAGATAACCTTCAATAATGGACTGTATGATTTTCTTCTTTTCATCTGTTAATTCTCGACCACCGAACATCATGACATTAGATGCCATTTCTTCAACATTTAGCGGCTTCCCTTGCCAAGTATACTCTTTTGGATCTCCAGCTATAGAAGGATTATCTGTGCGTCCCAAGAGGTAGTCGGTGGACACGTTGAAATAGTCAGCGATTTCTTGCAATCTTTCAGCATTTGGCTTTTTACTCTTCATGCTATAGATTGTATTTCTACTATATCCAAGTGTTTCTTCAAGAGAATTTATAGAAATTCCTCGTTTTTGGCAAAGTTCTTTAATTTTTTCAAATAAAGAAAACATTGATTTATCAACCTTTCTAAAGGCATGACAAAAAATATTTAAACTTTTGTGTGTAAAGTTGTTGACA